ACCTTTATGATCTTGGTTTACCTATTGATTCTGTTAGATACGTCACTGCAGCAAAAGCAGGAACATATGACAAGGCTGGGACTACTGTTGCTGTCACCTTGGTTGGACATGGATTACGTGTAGGAGAAAGTGCTTTTCTTAATTACACATCAGGCACTGCAGTTGATGAAACATTAACTATAACTTCTACAACTGAAGATACTTTTACATGTACAAGTGCAGCTTCAGTAACGACAGCCGGAACTGTGAATGTCAGACAGGAGTTTGCAGATACAGCAGAAGGATTTGCTGATACCAGATGGACAGAGCAAAGAGTAAAAATAAGAAGCATGCCAACGCCAGTCACTTTATTAGCTGGAGAGAGACTTGTTGATCGTGTGATAGAACGAGATCCAGGAGTTGGAGGAACATACTCTCAATCAGGCAATACGATAACTGTCACTTGTGGATCAGCTCATGGATTATCTACAGGTAATCAAGTATTTCTACAGATATCAACAGGTGCTGCACGAATAGGATTATATAAAGTCATAGTTACAAGCACTACACAATTCACAGTAGAATCGATTGCAAGTGTGACAACCAGTGGGAATGTAAATGTAATTAGAAGAGTAAAGGGATTTGACTTTAATAATTATGTAGGCAATACAGTTACTGGAGTTGATTTAGCTACAGAAGAAATATTATTTAAACGTGATGAGAGTTATGGTATTCAGTTTGCTGATAATAAAGCAAAAACAGTAGTCCCTGCACCTAGAGGTTTTCTTGCATCACAGAATAGATTTCTTACAACAGAAGTTAGATATCAATGTAACTGCCCAGACTTTATGCGTCGCAGAAAATTTAACTTATATAAAGATAATACTGATGCAAGATTTCCTAACACAGGTATTGAAAGTGTTATTCCAGGTACAAGACAGGATAGAGAAGGAAATATCATTAACACTAGAGATAATATCGGAGTTCATAATGATTTTGGATATGCTCCGACATCTAATTTCTACCAAATACCTGAATATAATGATGATCTAGAAGCATCTCTTCCAGGTCTTTTATATTATCAGACACGTTGGTGTAAACATATTTACGCTGCGTTATGGTCTATGAAACATGATGAAGGTAATGATAGATTCTCTTTTGAAGGAAGATATCAACAGAATGGACCTAATGTAACAATAACCATTACCAATCATGGTTTACTTGCTAATAAAAGAGTGAGTATTGATTTTACCAGCGGTGATTTATTAGATGGACAGTATGTAATTAGTTCTGTACCAGATGAGAATACAATTGTGTTTGTTTATCCTTTTTCTGGGACAACACAAGGAGACTGCACTGTCAGTAATTTAAAAATACATGAGTATGTAAGTACGTGGTTGCTTGAACCTAACGATCAACCAGCTGGTAATGCTTTAGATAAATTCTACAAAAATTTTGAGAAAGAACAGGATAGAACTAAGAAAGCAGCTGAACGTATGGCACTTCTAGGTTATGGATTACCCTGGACAGGAAATAAAGATATTGAGTTTGGCCAAAGAAATGCACCTGAAGAAGTAGCTCAGTTTGATCCTACTCTTGTAACTATGAAACTTACAGACACCATAAGACGTGATAATGGTGAACTAAGTCGTGATGGTCAGATATTAAATAATGCAGCTACTACATTAATGTCTATGCAGAAAGTTCTTAACTTAGATTTTGATTTAATAGAAGATGTACGTATAGGATTAGTTAATCAACCACTGACTGATTTTACACCTGACTTTCAATTTGGAGAGGTTGAAGGAGGCACATATTTAAATGGAGAAAGAATAACAGGTGCAGGTATAAGTTCTATGGATTGCTCAACTTATAATCCAGGTGTGGAACAAACCATAAACGTAGACGCAGGACTCTATATAAATTAAATATGACTATACAGATTCAGACCAGGAGATCAAGTTTATTAAATGACAGGCCGGTGCCAACTCGAATAGCAGAAGGTGAACTTTGTGTAAATATAAATTCTGGAGATCCCGGATTATTTTTTGCAGATAATGTTGCTTCTCCTAGTACAGGTTTAATTAAAGTTGGTCCTATACATGTAAGCTCTACTCAACCTAATAATGCACCTACTGGGTTTAGCAGCTTTTCTAAAGGTGAATCCTGGCTTGATACATCAAGTACAGAACTATTTAGAGTTCATGATGGTACTGATTGGCAATACGCCAAAGCAATTGCTTCTGTAACTAACACAGGTTTTCCATCTAATCCTGTAAATGGTCAACTACATTTTATAGAATCAACAACTACTCTACATATTTATAGAACTAGCATCGGAGGATGGACTGCGATAACTTAAAAGAAAAATGTAATTGTGAACATTGCATGAATATAGAGCAACAAACAAAACAAGCAGGGAAACAGTGGGATGAAAAAACTAAGTCGAAAAAAAGAGATGTCTGGTTTAAAGGAAGTAGAGATAGAGGACTGCGATAAAAATCTAATTAAGCTTAATCTCAAAGCAGAAAAATGTAAGACACGTAAGAAAGCTATAAAAATATTATCTAAACTTACTTAGAGTTCTGTTTAATCATTAATTCTA